TTCACGGCGACCCGGCGCTCCGACAAGCGGGAGCGGATGGCGAGGGAGTACAGCAAGTTCCTCGCGCACCACCAGGGCAAGATGCGGACCGCCCTCCGGCGCAAGGTCTTCAAGACGTACCGGCGCGAGACGCTCGAGATGGTCGAGAAGGCCGCCCGCGAGATCGACGGCTCGACGGTCGACGAGTGGCTCGCGAAGACGCGCGGCGAGTGGGATGAGCTGATGGCCGACCAGACCCGTCCGGCCACTGAGAACGTGATCGAGGCCACGCTCCAGCGGGCCGAGACGCAGATCGGCGCGTCCCTCCAGCACATCGACATGACGAGCCCGGCGGTCCTCGAGATCATCGCCGAGTCCGGCGCCCGGAAGGTCAAGGCGGTCGGGACCGTGCAGGACGGCATCCGCAAGACGCTGCTTCAAGGCTCGGCCGAGGGCGAAGGGCTCCATGATCTGCAAGCGCGGATCAAGCGGCTCTTCAATCAGTACGATGCGGCGGGGTCGCTCCGGATAGCCCGGACGGAGACGGCCGCCGCGTCGACGAAGGCGAAGAACGAGACCCTCATCGCCGAGGGGATCAAGCAGCACGAGTGGCTCTCATCGGGCGGCCCCAACGTGCGCGACTCCCACATGATCGACGGTGAGATCGTGGACATCGGGACGCCGTTCTCGAATGGGCTCATGTACCCACTCGACCCGAACGGGCCGGCGGAAGAGGTCATCAACTGCGCGTGCGAGGCGCTCCCTGTCGTGTAGGAGGTCGTGATGGCAGACGGACCGAAGATCGTGAACACGGAGCGGCGCCGGATCGTGCCGTGCGTGGTCCGCGAGACGCCCGGCCGGGACCGGACGCTGACCTTCGTGGCGTCCACCGAGGTCGTCGCGATGGACGGGGACATCATCAAGGCGGACGGGTGGGACCTCGACACGCGGTACGCCAGTAACCCGCAGTTTCTCTGGTCGCACAACAGCAGCATTCTCCCGCTCGGCAAGGGTATCGACTGGCGGATCGTCACCGACAAGGGCGAGCCGCGGCTGGAGATCGATGTCGAGTTCGCGGGACCGGAGCAGGACCACGAGTTCGCGGACCGCGTGTATCTGATGTACCTGACCGGCTTCCTCCGGGCCGTCTCGGTGGGCTACATCGTCCACGGATACGAGAGCCCGGACAAGGACGCGCGGAAGGAACTCGGGCTCGACGACTACGGCTACGTCGTCACGAAGGCCGAGCTGATCGAGCTGTCCGCCGTGGTGGTGGGCTCCGATCCGAACGCGCTCATCCAGGACGGGCAGGTGCCGCGCAAGATGTACGACGCGGCGATGGCTGTCCGGGCGGCGGCGCCGGTGGCGGACCGGGCCGAGATCGACGGCGCGCTCAAGGACTTCATCCTGGAGCCGAAGAAGACCCCCCTGGGCCTGCCGAACACGGTGACGAACGAGGATCGAGACGGTTATCCGGTGAAGCCCCGGGCCACCTTCCCGACCCTCGACGAGGTGAGGGCCGTGGTTCGGGAGGAAATGCGCGCCGCGGTTGAGGATCTCCGAGCCGGTGGGTCGGTGGCCCCAGAGCCGCCCGATGACCCACCCGAAGGCTCCGAGCGGGATCCGGACGACTTGTACGGACTCAACGACAAGCTCAAGGAGCTGATCTGATGGGCGAAGAAACGAAGACCCCCGCGGACGAGATCCTCGACACCGTTCGAGAACTCAACGGGAAGCAGAAGGAGCGGGCCGACGCGCTCGAGACGGTGAACGCCGATCTCACGCAGCGGCTCACGGACCTGGAGGAGAAGACCCGCGCCCGCCTCCGCGGCCCGGAGGGCGGCGACGAGGGCAAGCCGAAGCCGATCATGATCTCGCGGCTCTGCCACGCGATCGCGTCGGGCAACTGGGAGGACGCCGGTTACGAGCGCGAATGCGTGCAGGCGAGCCGTGCCCTCGGAACCGGCACGGACAGCACGGGCGGCTACCTGGTCGCCGAGCAGTACCTGCCGGAGCAGTTCATCTCGTTGATCCGGAAGAACACGGTGATCTTCGAGGCCGGCGGGCGTCACCTCACCGGGCTCACGGGTTCGCCCGTCGAGATCGGGAAGCAGACCTCCGCGGCCACGGCCTACTGGGGCACGGAGAACACGGCGATCACGGCGAGCGAGCAGGGCTTCGGGAGCGTGGGGATGGTCCCGCACCCGCTGACCGGGCTCGTCAAGATGAGCAACCAGCTCATCCGGATGGGCAACCCCTCCGTGGAGCAGCTCGTCCAGGAGGATCTCGCCCGGGTGCTCGGCCTCAAGCTCGACCTCGCGGCGCTCAAGGGTTCCGGCGGCATCCAGCCCGTCGGCATCATCAACACGGCGGGCATCAACACGAAGTCGATGAACGCCACCGTCACGCTCGCGCTCATGGAAGACATGGTGTACGAGCAGGACAAGGACGACGCCCTGACGGAGAACTCCGTCTTCGTGATGCACACGCGGGAGTGGAGCACGATCCGTGCCCTGCTGCTCGCGGCCGGCATCACCTTCAACTCCTGGGGCCTCGGTGTCCGGAAGGAGCTGATGGGCTACCGGGTCCTGACGACCAACCAGCTCTCCATCACGGAGGGCGGAGGTTCCGACGAGGGCGAGATCCTCTTCGGGAACTTCACCGACGTGATCGTGGGCGAGTGGGGGGCCATCGAGTTCATGGCGTCCATGCACGCGGACACGGCGTTCGCGGCGAACCAGACCTGGGTCCGCGCGATCCAGCTGGTCGACGTCGCGGTCCGGAACCCGATCAGCTTCTGCTACACGGTCGACGCCCGGGCGTAATCGAATTCAGGCCCGGGGGCGGGATCGTCTCGCCCCCGGCAGCATCCCGCACATCAGGGGCACCGAGCCCCGGGCCTTGAGCCCTAAAACGGGAGATGAAACGTGAAGTACTCAGCGCACCAATTCGCAACGGCGAGGCTCGGGCTTGTCGCCCAGGACCTGCAAGCCACCAGCACGGACGGGACCGGCATCGACGCCCTGGGGTTCGACGAGGCCCTCGTCATCGTAAACTCCGGAACCAACACGTCCACGGGTTCGCTCGACGTGATCGTGGAGGAGTCCGACGACAACTCGTCGTTCACGGCCATCACGGGCGCGGTCTTCACCCAGATCCTGGCGGCGAACGACAACACGATCTACCAGGGCAGGATCGACCTCCGGAAGCGGAAGCGGTATCTCCGGATCAACACGGTCGGGGACAACTCGAACGCGGCCATCGCGAGCGTGAGCTTCGTCCTCCTGGGAGCGAAGTACGGTCCCGCCACGCCGACGGAGACCAACGCTTTCAGCGTGTAGGAACTGGCACACGGAGCCGGGGGTGGCTCGCGCTGCCCCCGGACCTGACCGATGGACCTGACGACGACGGCACGAGTCACGGCGCTGATGGGGTCGGCCTTCAAGCACGACGGGAAGGCCGAGGCCCAGATTGCGCGGATCGTGACGCTGTACTCCGAAGCGTTCAAGACGTACCTCGACCGCGAGACCCTCGCCGCGGCGCAGACCGAATACCTCTCCCTCGGCTACGGCCAGCAGGCGGTCGAACTCAAGGCGTTCCCCGTCACGTCCGTTACGTCGGTCTACAACGACACGTCCAGGGAGTGGGCCACCGGGGAGATCGCCGCGACGGCCTACTACCTCGACACGGCGACCGGGCTGATGGTCATCGACGGGGTGACCCTGATCCACGGGCCGGGCGTCCTCCGGGTGATCTACGCCGGGGGCATGGCGGCCGACGTCGACGCCTTCATCGCGGCTTTCCCGGACATCGCGGACGCCTGCGACATGCAGGTGATCGCGCACTACCAGCGGCGCAACCAGCTCAGTGCTCAGGGCGTGAGCCTCGGGGGCGGGAACGTCTCCTACACGGGCCCGATCAAGCTGCTCCCCGAGGTCCGCGCGATCCTCGCGAAACACCGGAGGTGGCCCATTGGCTGATCCGGACATCAGCGTCGAGGTGAACTGGAAGCAGTTCGACAAGGCCATGCGGGCCGTGCCGGGCGTGCTGTACGTCAACCTTCGGAAGCG